AACAGATACCTGGATGCACTAGAGAGAATCGCGGAAACAATTTTATAGTAGGTAGAACTGCAGGAGCTAGTGAGATAGACTCGGTATATTCCACAATTCTAGGCGTTTATGCAGCGGAAACCATAGCAAGAAAAAAAGTTAAGATATACTAAAAAAGTATTGACACTTGTGCTACACTCGCGTAGTGGGAATATTTACAAATAAATCGCATCAAATATTACAAGATGAAATAGAACTTCTAAAACGTGCAGCACCACAAAGTGAAGGCACTAAACCACCATCTAGATTACCTTCAAGTACAGCTGCATCTACAGACGAAGTACAATCACTTTCAATAATTTTTCGTGCAATGCAATTACATCAAACTGCAGCACAGCAATGTTCTATATATGGTGTAGACCAAGTAAAAGACACCAGAGTAAAATATTCTGAACTTCCAGCGGTAGTACGTAAACCAGTTTTAAAATATAGTTTTGAAAGTTATGTAGCAAGAACTATTTCTAGTTTAATTAGACATGGTAATGCTTACAGGCTCATAGATTATAATGCAGATGGAACTATAAATAGTTTAATACCCTGGAATACACCAGACGTTTTAGTAGAAGTTAGTCCAGACGACCCTACAACTATTACAGCTTTTGTTTATCGAGATCAAAGATATTCACCTGATAGAGTCAGCCATGTTAAATATGTAGAAATAGACGAACTGCCTTGTGGACTTTCACCTTTTGAAGCATCGAATATTGAACTAAAAGGAATTTACGATACTAGAAATTACACTAGACGATGGTTACAACAAAATTCAATACCATTAGAAGGTTATCTAAAATCTTTATATGATGTAGACGACGACGAAGCAAAAAACATTAAGGCAAAATGGAAAGAAGCTACAAGTGGTGAGGAAGGTATAGCAGTTCTACCACAAGGCATAGATTTTGAGCCTTTATACTTGAAGCCTTCAGAATTACAATGGATAGAAGTACAAAAATTTGACGCTATACAGCAATGTAGGTTAATGGGTGCACCTGCAGGAGAAATGTTAATTTCACTTGAAGGTAACAGTCAGACTTATTCAAACGTAGAGCAATCCTGGATAGGATATAACCGATTTAGTTTAATGTCATATCTAATGCCAATAGCAAGCGAGTTAACAATGCTTGCACCAACTAATGTAAAAGTAAAATTTAATACAGATGCACTACTAAAAACAGACACGCTAACACGCTATCAAGCACACTCAATAGCACTAGGTGGCAAACCCTTTTTATCTCAAGATGAAGTAAGAAATATAGAAGATAGAGATACAATAGATTTAACATTATTAAATGGTGAAGGTGTAACTAATGGCTAGTGTAAATTTTCCTATACAGTTAGTACGTGGTGCAGGGGCTACTTTAACTTTAACGCTTAAAGATACTGAAGGTGAAGCTATAAATCTTACAGGTTCTAAAGTCATTTTTGCAGTAAAAAACAAAAAAGATACAATAGAACTATTCGATAGTGATAGTGCAGCACTAATTTTTATAGAGCAATCTACCCACACCTTCCCACTAATAGGTAAAACAGTTATAGCATTAACAAACGAACTTACAGATTTAAAACCATCGCAATATGTTTACGGAATAAAAGTAGTACCAGCAAGCGGTGAATCCATTCCATCTAAACCTGCACCCTTTATTATTGAGCCTAGAGTAGTAGAAGGCGAATAATGGAAGTAGAAATAGAACTAACAACTAATGAACTAACCTTATATGGACTACCACCAACTGCAGGCGGTGGTGGTGGCGGTGCAGTCGATTCAGTAAATGGATATACAGGCGATATAGTTTTAGATCAGGACGATGTTTTAGATGGCACTACATATAAACAATATTCACAAACTGAAAAAACAAAACTAGCAGGCATAGAAGAACTAGCTGAAGTAAACAATATTTCAGATGCCAATGCTATAGATTTAACAGATGGCAATGACACTACATTACATACCCACGATGGACGCTATTATACAGAATCTGAAGTAAACACAATAATTTCCAATATTAGAAGTGTAGCAATGAACTATAAACCAGGTGAATATTTTTTAGCACCTAGAAATATAGGCTTTGCATATATAGCTGGATATATACACCCTACAGTATCAAATTCTAACAACATGGCAAAAATACAACCATTACTAATAGATAAAATAGTAACAATAACAGACCTAGCAATTTACTTAGCTGCAGGTAACACTGGTGGTTCTTTTCGTATTGGAATATATGCAGATGCAGATGGTGAACCAGGTGAAATAATATGTGATACAGGCATAGGTTCTACTTCTACACCAGGTTTAAAAGAATTTAACTTAGCTACACCCTTAACATTAACACCTGGACATTATTGGATAGGTATAGCATGCCAAGATTTAAATCTTGGCAGTGCTAGTCCTACATTTTCAGCTTGTGGACAGTCTACAGCTATAGCAAACGACCCTGCACCATCAGGTTCTAACAATGCAATGCCACACAAGGTTTATTCAACACCATCGGGTGCTTTAGCTTCTAATCCTGCCTTGGCGTTTATTAGTCGATCAGGTGCAACGGCGACACCTTGGAATATATGGCTAAAGGTAGCAACATGATAAAAGAAATTTATAGAGATGGACAGCTTATAGAAACTGTAGAAGTAGCAGATAGTGTAGAAGCTGAAATAGAAGCACTAGCTGAAGCAGAAACTGTTTTAACCATTTCTAAAACTGCAGTAGATGTACTAATGGTAGAACTTGCAGACCCTGCAGTAAACAGTATTTCTAAAATGAAAGTAGCATTAACAGAATTTTTTAACGAAGTAAAAGGGGTATAAATGTTAGAAGTAGCATTAGATAATTTGCATATAAGAGACAATGGCGAAACCTGGGCAGTAGGTGGGTGTGCTATTAGCTGGGATACACCTACCCATGTAAGAGATTACAATTTAGAGACAGGCGAAATTCTAGCAGAATATATAGAAGAATTTGCACCTGGTTCTATAATGATACCTGCTGAAGGTGTGCAGCTAAAAGATGTACACAAAAACGTAGTAGGACTATTGACACGTTCAGACCCTAATTCTAAAGGGTGGGATGTCGAATTAGAAATAAATAAAACAGCTGCAGGTGCTAAAGTACGTGAAGAATTAAAAGCAGGTGAAAAGCACTCGTTTTCTATTGGTTTTGCAGAAAACCCTTTAGAATCAACCTTCGATGCAGTACGAAATCTATACCGACGCACTAAGGCGTTAGTAAAAGAAATATCGGTAACAAATGCACCACAACACCTTAACACTGGTGTAGCATATGTACGATCTAACACAACACAGGAGACAAAAATGAACCCAGATGACAACAACCCTACGCCACCAGTGCCACCTACACCACCAGTGCCACCAGCACCTGATACAACTAATCTTTTAACACGTTCAGAATTAGAAGATGCACTTCGTGATTTACGCGGTGAAATGAATGATAAATTAAAAACACGTTCAGAATTAGCTAGAGATTTTCGTAGTCCTGGTGAATTTTTGAAAGCACTTGCAAAAGGCGATAAAGCTACAGTACAAAGATATGAACATCTTTTAACACGTTCTAATTCAGAACTACTTGCAGCTGCAGAGCAACTTAAAACACGTGCATTTCCTACTGAAGGTATTTTAGCTAATACAGTAGTTTTAGACTCATGGGTGGGCGATCTTACACGCCTAGTAGATGAGCCTGCTATTTTGAAGCAAGTATTTTCTACAGGTGAACTACCTAGCACTGGAATGTCGATAGATTATGGTGCTCTAGTATCAGATGCCACAGTAATAGATGAACAATCAGCTGAAGGTGACGATCTAGATTATGGTTACGTAGATGTAGAAGCAAAAACTGCACCAGTAAAAACATATGGTGGATATTCACGACTTTCACGCCAAGTAATTGAGCGTTCAAGTATTGCATACCTAGATACAGTTCTTAGAGCACAAGCACTACGTGCAGGTAAAAGAGTAAACATAAATCTACGTACAGCACTTGAAACTGCATTAGCAGCACAAGTAACAGCTACACGATTCGTAGACGTAGCAGATGAAACTGATTATGTAGACATTACAGATGCACTTGTAGATGGTGTAGACCTACTATTAGACGAAGGTCTATTAGCAGACTGGTTAGTAGTAGATAAAGCATCATTTAAAGCACTTAAAAATATCCCAGCTGCAGATGGTAGACCAATAATGCTACTAGATGGTAATGGTACAAATAATATTGGTACACTTAACATTAACGGACTTAGTGGACGTTTAGCAGGTGTAAATGTTATTTGCGACCCTAACTGGGTATATAACCCTGCAAGCACACCAACTAATAACATGGCACTTGTAAATTCTCAAGCAATCCGTTTTAGAAGTTCAGGAATAACTCAACTTACAGATCAAAATATTGTAAATCTATCACAAGACTTTAGCCTTTATTTCTATGCAGCAATTGCTACAGAAATTCCTAAAGGTGTAGTACCTATACAATTAACACTATAAGGTGTAACTGAAAATGGCTGACACCTGGGAAACCCTCAAAGATTATATAAGAGCAAGCGACGAAAACGACGACTTTGTAGAGCGATGTTTTAACGATGCAACAGAACTTGTAACAGATTACATAGGAGATACCTATGTACCTGAAGCTAGATTATCTTTAGCAATCCTAAAAACAGGCAGCGAATTATATAGCCAAAGAGATGCACCACAAGGTGTTAGCCAATTTTCAGACCCTGATAACAACCCTATAAGAGTTGCACGAGACCCATTAGTAGCAGCTAAACCAATACTTAGAAAATATGTAGCTGGTGTAGCATGATTAGTGAAGGTGCAATAACTGGTGCAATAGCAGAAATTAAAACAGAATTAGATGGCACTGTAGGTCTAGGTAAAATTTACGACCATATACCAGCAATGCCTGATTTTCCTTGTGTAATAATTACATCTAATGCACCTGATCTTATTAGTGAAGGCGAAACCTTTTTAGATCAAGTATTAAATTTAGACATATGGGTAGTTACTGCACCAGGTTTAGATAATAAAGAAATGCAGCACAGCCTATTTAGTAAAATAGAAAAAACACTAATAGCTTTAGATGCAAATATTTTTGAATCTGTTAGCCAGCCACTACCAGTCGAATATAACCAAAAAAGAAGTTTAGCTGCAATAATTGCAGTTAATATAAACCTATAAGGAGACAAAAATGTCAGCAAGAATTTACGGTAAACAACTAAAACTAGAAGTGGATGGTGCCGATTACTGGGCAGATATTATTTCATGTGTAAAAAAAGTAGAAGAAAATGGTGACACTGTAACAACTTTTGAAGATGCTGCAGCTGGTACAACTCTAAAACATTATTTTGAAATAACAGCTATCCAATCTACAGACGCTACTTCGTTCTGGTCATTTTGTACAGATAATCATGGTACAGAAGTACCTTTTGAATATGCAGTACATGGTAATGCAGCACCATCTACAAACCAGCCACACCTAATCGGAACCCTAGAAATAGGCATGCCACCAGATTTAGGTGGAGAAGCAGGACGTAAAAATACTTACTCATTTACAATGCGTTGCGATATTGTAGGTACACCTGTACTAGACCGAGTACCATAAACTAAGATGGCTAGAACTTTAGCAGCAAATGGTGGTGCTACAGGTCAATCTATTTCAGTAGATGGAATAGATCAAGTGCTTTTAAACCTAAAAAAACTAGGTGTAGAAGTAGATGACTTGAAAGCTTTAAATTTTGAAGCGGGCGTAATTGTAGCACGTAAAGTAAGACCACCTGTAGACTCAGGAGACATGGCAACTACTTTACGTGTAGCAAAAGCTACTAGAGCAGCTAAAGTAACTATAGGACAAAAAAATAAAGGGTGGTACTCAACCTTTATAGAATTTGGAACTAAAAAAACACCAGAAAACCCATTTTTGTTAGAAGCAAAAAAAGCAAGCTTAGAAGAAATCTACAACCACTACGAAACTGGTATAGACGAACTAATAAATAAATATAACTTAGGAGATTAAAATGACACCAAAAAAAGTAGAAGCAAAAACACCAGCTAAACCAGTAGAAGAAAAAACAGTAGCTGATCTACTCGCATCATTAGACATGGAAGAAATCGACTTTGCAGAAAATCTCTCAGGTATGAGCATGGAAGAAATAGAAGTACCAGGCAGACCTAAAGCACTATTTATTGCTGCAGCTGCATTAGTAGTAAAAAGACGTTCAGTAGCAGATTTTAGCTGGTCAGATGCAAGAAAATTAAAAATGAATGACATTAAAGAAATCATTCAAGAAAATATAGACCTCCCAAAAGCTGCCACAGTGGAATCAACACCGATAAACGAAGGGTAGAAATGGCAGAATTTGTTTTAGATTTAAAATGGCAGCCACACCAATATAAAACACTTCTAGTAACAGATTATCAAGCAATAAAAGCAGTGGCAGATAGTAGAAATAATACTATAGATTAGAAAGTAAACCAGTGGGTAAAAGTAAAGTAACAGTAACTATTTCTAGTGATACTTCAGGCTTTAAAACTGGTTTACGTGAAGCAGAAAATGGTCTAGCAGGCTTTAGCACTAAACTAACTTCCGCTGGTCAGTCCATGATGGGCTTCGGCGCTAAAATGACTTTAGGAATTACTGCACCTGTATTATTTGCAGGTAAAGCAGTATTCGATGCAGCTTCCAACATGCAGGAAAGCATGGGTAAAGTAGGCGTAGTATTTGGTGAAGCGAGCGACGAAGTTGTAGCATGGTCAAAAAATAGCGCAAAAAGTTTAGGTTTAAGTCAGCAATCCGCATTAGAAGCAGCTGGTACATATGGTAATTTATTTCAAGCCTTCGGTTTAAATAAAGGTAAATCTAAAGAGATGTCTACTAGCCTTGTAGAATTAGCTGCAGATTTAGCATCATTTAATAACACTTCTACAGACGATGCTTTACTAGCTTTGCGTTCTGGTCTATCAGGTGAAACTGAACCTTTAAAAAAATTCGGTATAGCATTAAGTGACGTAAGATTAAAAGAGGAAGCAATGAGTTTAGGACTCATTAAATCTACTAAAGATGCTCTAAACCCTGCAGCAAAAGCACAAGCTAGTTATTCTTTAATTATGAAAGATAGCACACTAGCACAAGGCGATTTTGCACGTACTTCAGATGGTGCAGCAAATAAACAACGTATCTTAAAAGCACAATTCGATAACGCAAAAACTTCAATAGGGCAAGGTTTACTACCTGTAGCAACAAAACTATTCGGGGTATTTGGAAATCTAATAGGTGCATTTAATGATCTATCACCAAAAATGAAAAATATTATTTTAATAGGAGCTGGAATAGCTGCAGCAATTGGACCAATAGTAACAATATTCGGTGCATTAACTGCAGGTGTAGGTTTACTTTTAACACCTGTAGGTTTAGTAATTGGTGCAATAGCATTAGTAGCTGCAGGTTTTGTATATCTATATAACACTAGCGAGCCTGTACGTAAAGCACTAGATGGTTTAATAGGTGCATTTAAAAACTTCGATCTAGGTAACATAGGCGATTCTCTAAAAGATGTAGGTAAAAATCTATCTAAAGTAGTAGTAGAAGGTCTAGGTGCATTAGGCGATGCCATAGGAAATATCGACTGGGGCAAAATCTCGGTCA